TTAATAAAACATCAAAAACGGTTCCATTATCAATTAAAGATGCTGTGGTTAAAACATCTTCATCTTTTGATGTCATATATTCGACTTTAACTTCAGATAAACCATTTTTATAAAAAAGTCCTTTTGATGGCAATTTTATAATTTCTGCTGAAGTAATTAAATCAGGATCAGTTTCTTTTGATAAAACATTTTCATAATCTTGTTTAGTATATGATGATTTTGGTATTGAAGTATTAACCACTACATTATTAGTATTAATATCATTTTCTTTATATTTTTTTAATACATCATCAATACTTTCTTTTTGTGGTATTTGATTTAAATTATTATTCATATTATAAATTTTTATAATTTATTATTATTTTTTAATAAATACTAAAAAAATTGTTTTTAATTCAAGATTTTATGAAAATAAACGTATTATATAATATAATTTGAATTGTTATATGACTGAAACAAAAATATTTGTAATATATGTTGGAGTATCTGAAATTGATGATACTCAAATTAAGGAGTATTGTACTTTAATTGCAGAAAAAATTGCTCCAAAATCAATTGATTGTGAATTAATAATAATACCTGTTCTATCTCATGATACTAAAATTGAATGTATAAATCCTAAATATATTACAGAAAAAGAGTTAATTGAAGAACATACTAGAATGATACAAAATTTACAAATTGAATTAAATAATCAATTAGAAAAACTAAAGGAAAAAAATAATGAGTAAAATTAAAATTGGTATTGATATTAACGAAATATTACGAGCACGTTGGTTACAATTTGATCGATTTTATGTACAAGAATTTGGTGAAAATGGTGTTCCTGAACAGCCATATGTTTATGATTATTATAACACATATAATTGGTCTTCAATTGAAGAAATTCGAAAGGAATTAAAAGAACCTGATGAAATACCTGATGATATTAATCCATTGTTTTATCAAACAGATAATAATGGTGAGACAAAAGCAGATTCTTTTTTATTTAAAAAGAATGAAGTTATTAAAATGACATCAAAAGAAGTTTTTGATAGATTTATGTTTCAAGATTTTACTTTTGAAATATTTGGGTCAGCACCTATTATGTATAAAGGTCTTGATGTACAGATTAATAATTTTTTATCTAAATATGAAAAAAATGTTGAATTTATATTATATTCTATTGAAAATAAATTTAGTATTCCAGCAACATTATTTTTTCTAAGTAAAATGCCATCTCGTTTTAATAATTATAAATTTATTAATAAATCGAATGATATTTGGAAAGATGTTAATGTATTAATAACAACTGATCCTGAAATTCTAAAAAATAGAATACCTTGGGGTAAAAAAATTATTAAAGTTAAAAGACCATATAATGAAAACATTAAAGTAAAATCATTAGAAATATTACAATTAATGGATTTATTTAACAACAAAGAATTCGAAAAAATAATTAAATATAAAAAATAAATAAAATGGGTGAAAATTTAATAAATAATGAAACTCACGAAAGTGAAATAAATAATGTAAATATTGAAAAAGTAGAAAAAATAAAACTATCTATTGATAATTTAAAAAATAAAAAATCAAAGTTTTTGTTTTTTGTACCAGAATCTCAAACACCTGTGGCAAGTGTATATGAAATTTATTTTCATGCTACTGTTGTAAAAAAAATGGGTTATAATGTAATTATGTTAGTTGAAAAAGGAGATTATGTTTCACCTGTTTGGATTGAAAATAGTTTAACTGAATTTACTCATATTACAATGAGTGATTCTAAACTTACTGTTGGACCAGAAGATATTATGATAATACCGGAAGTATATTCTAATATTATGGAACAAACTAAAAATTTACCTTGTGTTAGAATTGGATTATTACAATCAGTTGATTATATGATAAATGGATTAATTCCGGGAACTGATTGGAAAAGTTTTGGTATAAATGATATTATTACTACATCGCAAACACTTAAAGAGTGGGTTGATGTTTATTATGGTATTAATAAATTTAATATTAAAACATATAACATAGGTATTCCTGATTATTTTGAATCTACAGAAACACCACAAAAACCAATAATATCTGTTATTGGTAGAAATCCAAATGAAATTTCTAAATTAGTTAAATTATTTTTTAATAAATATCCTCAATATAATTGGGTTTCATTTGATCCAATGTTAACTAAAAGTAAACCACCACAAACAATGCGTAGAATTGATTTTGCTAAAAGATTAAAAGAAAATTTTGCTGCTGTTTGGGTAGATAGAATTTCATCATTTGGAACATTTCCATTAGAATGTATGAAATCTGGAGTAATTCCAATTTGTTTAAAACCGGATATTATGCCTGATTATATGATTGAAAGAGATGATAAAAATAATGTTATTAACATACATGAAGATATTGGAATTTGGACTAATAATTATTATGATTTACCAATATTAATTGGTGATGTTTTAACTAAATATTTAGATGATGCAATAAAACCTGAATTATATGATAATATGAAAAATTTGGCATCTAAATACACACAAGAAAATTCTGAAAATGAATTATCGATAATATATAAAGAAATTATAGATAATAGAATTAACTTTTTAAGTACAGCAATTTAATTTATAAATGTTTAATAAAAATAATTAAAAATATAAATAAAATAAAAATGAATAACATATCAATAATAATACCAATACATGAATATAATGATGTTGTATCATCATATCTAAATAAAGCAATTGAATCTATTATTAAACAAGAAGAAATTAATATTTCACCTGAAATATTAATAGTATTTCCAACATCAATTGAGAATGAAATAAATTCTTATTATGAAAGTTTATTAAAACAATATCAAGAAAAAGGAAAAATTACTTTAATTAAAAATGAAGGAAATTCTGATTATCAATCACAAGTTAATTTAGCTGTTAAGTCAGTTAATACAAACTATTTTACAGTTCTTGAATTTGATGATGAATTTAGTATTAAGTTTATAAAAAACGGTGAAAAATATATTAAATCATATCCAGAAATTGATATTTTTTTAAGTATGATGATAGAAACTAATGAAAAAAATGAAGGTCTTAAATTAACAAATGAAACTGTTTGGGCACAACAATTTGTTGGTGAAAATGGTGAAATGGGTTATTTAAATTTAACATCAATTAAACAATTTACTGATTTTAAATTGTCAGGTGCAATTATTAAAAAATATGAATTTGAAAATCTTGGTGGATATAAATCAAACATAAAATTAACATTTATGTATGAATTTTTATTAAGGGCATTAAATAATGCTTGTAAAATATTTACAATACCAAAAATTGGATATAAACATTTTGTAAATAGAGAGGGTAGTTTATTTGATCTTTATTCAAAAAATATGTCGATGAATGAAAGAAAATTTTGGTTTGAAACTGCATTAAAAGAATATAATTTTATTAATGACAGAATTATTGATACTTCATTAATATTAAAAAATAATTAAATTTTATTTAATTATGTAAGATGGGAAAAAAATTGAGATGTGAGCCATATTTTGCTGAAAAGGAAGAACAGGCAGTAATTGACTATATTAGGTCAAATTCACTTGAAGAAAAAAATAAAATTTATAATGAAATATTGATTGAACCATTTCGAAAAATGATTCAATCAATATTAAGAGTATATCCAATACATATTGGTAATTATTGTATGGAAGAGATTGAATCAAATGCATTAACTCATTTAATTGAACATATGATAAAATTTAATCCAGAAAAAATAACTAAAAGTGGAAATAAAACAAAAGCATATAGTTATTGTCAAACAATAATTAGAAATTATTATAAAGATCATGGTAAAAAAAGTTATATTGAAAAAAAAATAAATTTAAATTTTGATGATTATGTTGATGAAATTAATGAAAGTATTGAACATTCATATGAAATTGAAACCGAATGTTATAATAATTTAGAAGTTTTAATTAAAAAGGTTACAAATAAAATTGAAGAAAGAATTGAAGATATTAATTCAAATTTAAAAGAAAATGAAATTAATGTTGGATATGCAATAATTAATGTCTTTAAAAATTGGCACGTTCTTTTTATGGAAGATAGTCCTGATGGTAGATATAATAAAAGAGTAACAAATAAATATGAAAAAAATAAAATATTGTTTTATTTAAAAGAGCAAACTGGATTAACAACAAAAGAAATTAGACTTGGAATTAAACCATTTAAAGAAATTTATTTTTTAGAAAAAATTGATCTATTAAATGATTAATATTAATTTAGTTTTAATAACTATTTATATATAGTAAAACAATTCAGATATGTCGAGACCAACTAGAAAAAAATTAAAATTTGATGAAGAAAGTGTTAATAAACTTCTTCAAGAAATTTATAATGATAGTCATAATTTAAAAGCTAAATACACCAGATTATTTACTAAATGGGAAGCCAAAGTAAAAGAAGGCGGTGAAATTCAAGCTATTGGAGATAATATTGTTAAATTACTTAATGCAGAATCTAAAGTACAAGATCAAAAAATTATGATTCTTAAATATTTAAAAGAAGTTGTTTTTAATATTAAATCTAAAGATGATGATAATTCTGATTCAGAAAAAAAGAGTGTTAATACTGATAGAAGAAATGAATTGTTAAATTTTGTACATGATATGCAAAATGGCATAAAGGATAAATAATGGGATTAGTTGATGATAAAAAAAGTATATTTACAACAATCGGTGCATTTACTTCATTAAAAGAAGCTAAAAATTTACCTGATTCAACTAATTCATTTACTTCAATCAATAATAAAAAAGATAGTGTATCATTTTTATTAGATATTCTTAAAGTAGTTGCAGGTAGTACTGCGTTAAAAGAATTAATTGGTAAATTATTCACAATACTTGTTGATACAATTGAACCATCACTTAAAACCCAATTGAAATGTCAAATGATTCAATATAATTCAAATGATATTTTACCGACATATTTTAGAAGTAATGGTTTAGGATTAATAATTCCTGTTAAATCAATTGATTTTTATAATAAATTTAAAATAAACCCGAATACATTAATTGGCAGTTTAATTTATGATAAATTAAATCCAAATTTTGATTATTTTGCAAGACAAGCTATTGTTAATAATGACACAGATGTTACATATAAAAATTTAATTATTAGATATGAATCATCAACCGATAATTTTATTTTAAGGGCAAACAATTCAACAGATTTTATTGGTGATTGGTTTATAAATTTTATTGATGAAACCAATATTATCAATAAAAAGGAATTTATGTCAAATACACTAAATGCTATTTACGGTACACTTACTGCAAATTCTGGAAAAAGTGTTGAACAAATATCAAAAGAACAAAAAACAAATAAAATTATTGAACAATTAACAGAAAATGTTGATGATGATAATAGTTTTATTGTATCTCAAAATGATATTGACTCGATATTAACAGAATCTGAAAATCTATCAAAGGGTGTTGTTTATCATAATATGGGTTGTGGTTTAGTTGAAGCATCTCTTGAATTAACTGATTTATCAAATGTTATTTCACAAATTTCCGGTTCAACCGATCCATTTTTAGTTGGAAATGTTATTAATTCAACAGTAGATAGTAGTATGTCAAATAATAAAGATGTTGGTAGTGAAAATGATAATACAATAAAAGACGGGTTTTTTCAGAAATTAATAAAAGCATTTACTGTTTCATTAACATATTATATGACAACAGCACCACAAATAAGAATGTTATTGGCAGTTAAAAGTGCATTTGAAAATAATGGTGTTGTTAATTTAACTGAACCACAAAATGACTTAAGTAGTTTTAAGGTTTTTATAAAAGGAGTTATTAAATTAGTTATGGGCTTAATTAATGAATTTATTTTTGGTTTAATAACATCATATTTAATATCATTATTAAAACCGATAATAAAAAAAATAATAAAAGAAAAAATAAACCAATATATTGGTATAATTAAAAGTTTAGTTTCATAATATGGCAATTGATTTTAACAATATAAATTCTATAGTTGGTGGTTTTAATAAAATATTAAAATTATCATCAGTAGGTGGTGCACCCACAATACCAACACCATTAATATTGGCTGGTGCACCTAAAAGGTCTGGATTATCACCAACTAGGGTTGCTTCAAGAATAATATCAAGAAAAGGTGAAGCAGGTATTCCTGTTGGTGTATTACCATCTGGCTCAGTTAATCCAGAAGAAATTATGTGGAGAATTGCTGTTGAAGAAATAATTAAAGAACTTCAAGAAAATGGAATTATTAATGTAGCAATTGCTCCGGGAATAACATTATCTGCTGCTGGTGTTGGTCCATCAGGTCCAGTATCTGTTTTTGGATCAACAATTGTCATGTCTAAAGCGTATGGAGTAATTCAATAATTTAATATTATGGATGATTATAAAAATAAAACAACAATAGAATTATTAAAATTAATTAATGATTTAAAATCAAATTATGATATCTTAAAACAAGAAATTATTAATTATAGTATTGAAATTGATGAAATAGAAAAAATTATTAACGAAAAAATTATTAAATTAACTAATTTTGAAAAAAATTATATTAGTTTAATTGAAGAATTTAATAAAAGATAATGTCATTCGATAAACCATATATACAAAAAAGTAATCCATTTAGTGGTAATGATAATTATACCATCACAAGAACGATATATTATGGTGAAGTAATTTCAATTGATGATCCAACTGATGGTGGTAGAATTAAAGTAAGAATTTCTGATTTAGATAATAAAAAATCAAATAATGATCTTCCTTGGTGTTATCCACACATTCCAAAGTTTTTTCATGTATATCCACAAGTTGGTGAAGTGGTTAGAATATTCTTAGAAGATGTTAAATATCCTGAAAGAAGTAGATTTTGGGTTGGTAGTATAATATCACAACCACAAAAAATTGGATATGATTCAATATATACTGCATTATCTACAACAAATTTAAATTTAACACAACCAGAATCAGCACCTTCAACAAATCCAGATGCAAGTGGTGTTTTTCCATTAAAAACAGATGTTGCTATTGTTGGTAAAATAAATACTGATGTTATTTTACGAACAAACGAAGTTCATATTAGAGCTGGTAAACATGATAGTGATAATATTCTTAAATTAAACACAAAAAATCCTGCACATCTTTCATTGATTTATGAAAAAAACGATGAAACTGGTGAATATGATAGTAATAGTATTTTAATGAGTGACAAAATCGCATTAATTTCTCATTCAGGGAATCCTAAATTTAAATCAGCTAGATTAACAAAAGAAGATAGAATTAAAATATTTGATGAAGGACATCCAATCGCTAGAGCAGATACTTTAGTTAATATACTAAATATTTTCAGAAATGCAATTATTTCACACATACATGGATATTCATCATTGCCAGCAGATAAAAATTCTATAATTAAAGATTTGGAAAATATTAATTTAGAAGAAATTATACAAAATAATATTGTTACAAACTAATATTTGACACTACATAAAAATTGTGTCAACACATGTAAATAAAAAAACCAACAAATTTGTTGGTTTTTATTTTTTTAAAGATTCAAAATACATCGCCAAGGCTGAATTGTTATTGTTATATTCGATATTTCATCTGAAGTATGGTCATTATCACCAAAATCT